TTGGCACGTTGGTTGACACCACCGGCCGTCCGTTGTTCCCAAGCGTCGCACCATACAACGCGTTCGGTCAACAGACCGCAACGACTTGGAACGGCAACCCGCTTGGGTTGACGATGGTGGTTGACAAGAACTTTGCACAGGACACGTGCATCGTCGGAACCGCAGCAGGCGTGTTCGCCGGTTACGAAATCTACGAAAACCAGCGCGGACTCGTCGCCATCGACAAGCCCGAAGTGCTGGGTCGACAGGTTTCGTTCCGGGGCTACTTCGCCACGTTGATGATCGACGCGACGAAGTTCGTCAAGATCACCTGACCTGTAGAAAGGCGGCCTGATGGCCACCTACACAACTACACAGGCGCAGATAACCGACGACGTCGGCGTCATCAAGACGCTGACTGCGACACAGGTTGAGGTCGGCCTGAGCATCACGTTGTCAGGGTTCGCGTCACCGTTCACGGCGCTCAACAGCACGTTTACGGTGACCGCGATACCACAGCACCTGTTCTTGGGTGTCGACGACGACGGCGACTACCTGTACGACTACGACGTACCGATACAAAATCAGATTGCGTTCGCGGTCACGGCAGCAGATCAAGACCGCGCGCCGGCGACCGCAACGCTGACGTTTACGCCGACGTGCAGCTGGGTCAGCGTCGCTGACGTCGAGGATTGGCTCGGCTTTACGGTTACGAATCCGTCGTCTGACTTTGACCTGTTGACGCTCGCTGTCGCTGCAGGCAACCAATTCGCCTGGCGTCGCCGCCAAGAGGCCGGCTACTTTGACAGCCTGACAACCGTGCCATCGAGCGACGTGAAACTAGGCAGCGTCATGTACGCGGGCTACCTGTACCGCATGCGCGGCAGCGCAACAGAGTCATACGCCGCGTACGACCCGCTGGCAACGTCAGGGCCGGTCGGCGGGTCATTTATTGAAGTGTTGCGATTGCTCGGCATCAACAGGCCGCAAGTCGCATGAGCGACATTTTCAACGGTGGCTTTGACGACCTCGTAACCAAACTAGGCACGATTAGCGGCCTGCCGGTCACCGTGTCAAGCGACCCGCGCAACATCAACCCGCCTTGCGTGCTTGTAGACGCGCCGACATTCCTGATGCCGACGAACGTAGTAACGCAAATGGACTTTGTCGTAAAAATTATCGGCATCGGCCCTGGCGACCGCAAAGCCCTGTCAAAACTGCTCGAACTCGCCGACAAGATACGCGCCGCACAAATCGGGTTGCTGGACGGCCGACCATCAATAACACCCATCGGCGGCCTCGAATTTGTCTCATACGATCTGACAATCCGTACTAAGGTGGCACCATGACATACAAAGTGCTACGACCGTTCGCAGGCCACCAGGTCGGTGACTCCCTGACCGACCTGGACGGCCACAACGTCGGTTACCTAGTCGGCAACGGATTCGTGGCAGCTGACGATGACACGAACGCCGACGAAAAACCTGCTAGAACAATCACTAGGAAACGGAAGGACTAACACACCATGTCGACGACCACCTACCTGTCAAACCCGCAGTTCAACATCGGCGCAGCCGTCGGCAGCAAAGTCGACCTGACGAACCAGTGCAAATCCGCGGTGTTGACGCGCACCATTGAAGCCTTGGAATCCACCGCGTTTGGTACGAGCGAGCGCGTGTACGTGGCCGGTCTCGGCAATCACCAGTGCGTCGTCACGCTGCTGATGTCCTACCCGGCGTCAGAGGCGTACGCCACGCTGTCAACGCTGGTAGGTACGCAGTGCTACATCGATCTGAAGCCGACCAGCGCAGCCACTAGCGCGACAAACCCTTTATTTAGCCTGACGAACACCTACCTCGAGTCACTAGACGTGGTGAACGCCAACCTAGGCGAGCTGTCTGAAATACAGATCACCCTGGTCGGCGGTCAGTACGCAGCTGCAACCAGCTAAACAAAATCACATAGGAAGGGCAGACTATGAAACTGAGCTTAAAGGTCACGCACGACGGCATTGTTAGCCAATGCGAAACGTCGCTGGTCGTGATCGTGCAATGGGAACGCAAATACAAAAAACGTGCCGGCGACCTGGCGCAAGGCTTTGCCGTCGAGGATTTGGCATTCATGGCGTGGGCCAGTCTCAAGCGGGCAGGCAAACCTGTCGCAGACTTCGACGCCTGGCTCGACAAGTTAGAGGAAGTTGAGGTCGTAGGCGGTGACGAGTCAAACCCTACGGACGCGGCGGCTACCGCAGGCAACTAGCCGAACTGTTGTTACGCACCGGATTCTGGCCGCCTGGGGTCGAATTCGACACGCGCGACTTGGCTACCGTGTTTGACGTGGCCGACAAACAATCCAGGCGACGCTAATGGCCGTCACACGCGGGGATGGCTTCACGTTAGGCATTGAGATTGTCGGTCTCAAAGAGGCCATCCGTGAAATCGGACAGATCGACAAAGAAGCACGCAAAGCCATTACGCGCAAATTTCGCGACATAACAAAACCAGTGATTGCGACCGCCAAGGGCATGACACCTGTTGAGGCGCCGCTGTCTGGCATGAATCGCAACTGGACTTCGCGAAGCGGCTACCAGCTAACGCCGTGGGTGGGGCGCAAAGCTAAAACGCTGATAAAAGTAAAAATAAACACGAAGCGCCCGCGCGAATACGCTGGACAAGTACGCGATCTTGCAGTTTTCACTGTGTCGTGGAACGGCAACATAAACACAATCTTTGACTTGGCAGGCAGTGCAACTAACAACGCTTTTGCGCGCGCACTCGACGGCGACGGCGCGCGCGGCACGTACCGGCGCGCACCGTCGCGTGTCATGTGGGCATCCTTCGACAAACACAAAGACCAAATCATGAGCGACATGGCGGCATTGGTGCAGGACGTCATGGAACAAACCAATCGTCGCATGGTGTACGGTAAATAACTATGGCCGTTCGCATACCACTAGTAACGACGTTCAGCGCCAAAGGCATTAAGTCGGCCATTAAAGAATTCAAGGCGTTGAACAGCAACCTTGACCGCGCCCGATTCTTGACCAGGCGCCTATTGTTGCCCGCTACGGCCGCCCTGACCGCATCAACCGTCATATTGGGCAAAGTCCTGTTCGACGCAGCAAAGGCAGCCGCCGCAGACGAAGCATCACAAAAGACGTTGGAACGCCAGTTGATGAACACGACTCGCGCCACCAGTTTCAGTGTTCAAATGAACGAAAAGTTCCTGGACAGTCTTGAAAAGGCCAGCACTGTAGCAGGTGAAGAATTACGACCCAGCCTTGCGCGTTTGGCCGCCGTCACAGGTGACGTCACAAAAGCACAACAACTGTTGTCGTTGGCCGTTGACGTGTCGGCCGGCAGCGGCAAATCATTAGACGAAACCACAGGCGTGCTGGTTCAGGCAATGTTGGGGAACTTCAAAGGCCTGAAACAACTTGGCATTGAATACACGTCTACCGGCAACCGTGCAAAAGACTTCAAAAACATCGTCGAATTGTTGCAACAACAATTCGGTGGTGCGGCCGCGGCGGCAGCCGACACGTTTCAAGGCAAAATGCGAATATTGGGACATCGATTAGGCGATTTACAGGAAGCGATCGGCCACATGGTGCTGCCAGCATTGACGAAATTCGTGGATGTTGTTACACAACGCATCGTGCCGGCCTTAACGGTTTTTATTGACCAACTTGGCCAAAAAGGCGTCAAGGGTGCTTTTGTCGGCATGGCGGCAGCATTTCAAATTGCGGGCCTTGACATTATTGCAGTTCTTGAAAAAATTGTTATCGGCTTTTTGGAAATGGCCCGAACGATTGTCAAGGTAGGCGCACCGTTATTCGTGGTTGTTGATTTATTTAGGTCTGTTGTAAACGCTGGTAAACCAATTGTCAGTACGCAAGGCGCAATCGATATTGCGTTAGCGAACAGCCGAAACAAATTCACGGCCCTGAAAAGTGAAATTGCTAATACCGCGTATCAAATGGATTTGTTCGCAGCCGCAAGCGGCAACGTCAACAACGCCATCCTGGGCGCCGAACTGCGCCTAGAAGGATTCGGCCGCAAAGTCAAAGCCATCAAACCGCCAGTCGAAGAAACTGACGACGCATTCAAAGGGTTGGGCGGGTCAATTGATCGCGTCAAATCACGCGCCGAGAAGATGGCCGACGCGCTACGCGACCGCATGGCGCAGGCGCTGGAGGATGCCAAAGACAAGTTGCGTGACGCGCAAGCAGCCTTTGACGATTTCAAGGGCGGCGTCAGTAGCGCAATAAGCGGCGTCGTCAACTTCGGTGACGCTGCGCAAACGTCGGCAGAGCGTGGCGGCGTCACGTTCTTTGACGCGCTACAAGAACAGGCCGACAAAGCAAAGGCATTCGGCAA